CAGGCACTGTTAATGCACTTGAAGAAAAGCCCACTGAAGTATTAAACAGTGTAAGTGCTACAGGCGCAGTTGGCGATAACTTTACGTTTAGCAATACACATGCACTAACAGGCGTACAAGGCACAACAGCACTGGGAACAATTACAAAAACTGCTGTAGTATTTAATTTCCAAGCTGTAGCAAATCAATATAGTCGTGCTAGAACAGTTAAAATATCAAGAGCAGCATAATGTCTACTGCCGCAGAAAGAACAGTTGATATACCATTTGAAAGTAGGAAAGTGTATATTCCTCGTGGTACAACTCCAAGTGACAGAATGGTGCTTATTAAGTTTGAAAATAGAAAAGTGTATGTAGAAAGACAAACAACGTCTGCTGAACGCACTGTGTATGTAACGGAGTTATATTAATGTCATATCGTTGGCCTGTCAAAGACCCAGATGAGACGCTTGATTATAGTGTAGATTGGTCACGTTTTCTTGACTCTGCAACAATTAGTTCAGTTGCATGGTTTGTGCAAACAGATGAGATTGGTAAAACTGCACTTGCATCTGGGCAAGACTTAACAACTGCATCAGGTGGTACAGTTACGGACAGTATTCAAAATATATCACAATCTAATACAACAACTGTAGCTACTATTAATATAGGAAGTGGTGTAACAAATAGGGAATACACATTTACTTGCCGTATGACAGATAGCACAGGCAGTACAGCAGAACGCACTATTAAAATTGCAATTAGAGAGAAATAAATGGCATATAACTTTCTAGGTTTAGTGAATGAAGTCAATCGCCGTTTAAATGAGGTTGAACTTACGTCAGCTAATTTTAGTACAGCTACTGGTTTTTATGCTCATGCCAAAGATGCTATCAATGCTTCTTTACGCTATATTAATCAGTCAGAGTATGAATGGCCTTTTAATCATGTAGAGCAAGAAGATACACTTACAGCTGGTGTATCTCGCTATCCTTTTCCTGCTGATTGTAAAGTAATTGACTTTGACACTTTTCGTATTAAAGAAAATAGTACACTTGGAAATGCTACAGTAAAACTTCCTACACTTGCATATGAAGAGTATCTTGAAAAACACGTAGAACAAGAATACTCATCTGATACAAACGGTCAAGGTGTTCCAAGTAGAGTTGTGCATACACCTTCTCTTGAATACATTATGACTCCTGCACCAGATAAAGCATATTCATTAGTATATGAATATTATCGTATACCAGTTGACCTTGAATTGTATGATGACGTTCCAGTTATTCCAGAACGATTTAAACATGTAGTTACTGATGGTGCTATGCATTATGCTTATCTTTTCCGTGGAAATACGCAAGACTCATTGGTAGCAAAAGAAAAGTTTGAAGAAGGCATTAAGCATATGCGTTCAATGATTATTAATCGTTACCACTATGTGCGTTCTTACATGATTCCACAAAACACTGGTGGCGGTGGTAGGATTGGTTTTGCTAGACTGCCTTTAGGATAATATTATGGTAGATAGATGGCAAACTTATCCTGTAGAGTTTCGTGGTGGTCTGATAACAAATTTAAGCCCTTTACAGCAAGGGGTTAACGCACCGGGTTCTGCACGTATTCTTCGTAACTTTGAACCTTCTATTGAAGGTGGTTACAGAAGGATTGAAGGATATGATAAGTATGATAGCAATTTAATACCACCATATGGTGCGCCAGTTGTACATGGTGGTAGTCAAACTGGTACAACACTTGTAATTGGTAATATACATACCACACCAGAAGATGGTGACACTCTTACAATTAGTGGCGTAACTGGTACATATACAATAGCATCAGCTGGTGTTACATTTGATGGTACGAATAATCGTGCTACACTAACACTGACTACAAGTTTAGATTCTAGTCCAGCAAATGCAGCAAGTGTAACATTTACAAGTACGACATCTAACTATTTAGCATTAGGTGTAGCAAGCTGGGAAGACCAAGCTATTGTAGCAAAAAATGATGACGTTTTTTCTACAACAGGTAGCGGTTATACACATATAAATGTACCTAATTATGGTACGGTACTAGTAGATGGTGGCAGTCAAACAGGCACAAGTCTTATTGTAGACGGTTTAACTAGTGCGCCACAAGCAGGTGATGTATTTAAAATTGCAGGTGTTGACCTTGTATATACAGTAACTGCTGACGCAACGGTAACTTCAGGTAGTGCTACACTAACAATAGACCCAGCACTTGACAGCAGCCCAGCAGATGATGCAGCACTTACATTTTTATCTACTAGCCGTGAAGGTGCTGTAAAAACAAGATTTGCAAAATATAACTTGACAGGAACTGAAAAAGTTGCTATAGTAGATGGAACAAATGCTCCAGCTTTATATGACGGTTCAACATTTACAGTATTAAATAGCGCACCTACAGATGTTATAGGTGCTACACACGTAGTAGAGTTTAAGAAAGCACTATTTTTCGGTAAAGGAACTACACTTACATTTACCTCACCTTATGCTGATGATTCATTTTCTGTAGCTAATGGTTCTGGAACAATAGATGTAGGCGGTGTAATTACTGGATTGTTTGTATTCAGACAGCAGTTAATTATCTTTACTGAGAGACACATTCAACAGCTTCTTGGTAATACTGTAGCAGATTTTAATTTACAACCAATTACGGAAGACATTGGATGTATTGAAGGTGACACAATACAAGAAATTGGTGGCGACATTATATTTCTTGGTCCAGACGGTTTAAGACTGTTAAGTGCTACTGAACGAATTGGTGACTTTGGATTGGCGGCAATATCTAAACCAATTCAAAAAAACATGACAAACTTTATTGCTGCTAATACATCTTATACTAGCACAATAATTCGTGAAAAGTCACAATACAGATTACTTGGGTATAATAACAATATTAAACAAGAAAATGCTCAAGGTATCATTGCTACACAGTTTGCTGAACAAGGGGGTTCAGGAACAGGTTTTGCAGAGACACGTGGTATAAGAGCATATGTGGCTGACAGTAATTACAATGCCACAACTGAAGTAGTTTTCTTTGCTAATGATGATGGCTACTTGTATCAGATGGAGTCAGGCAACAGTTTTGATGGCAGCAATATTCAAACTACATTTGCCACACCTCATCTGCCAATTCAAGACCCACGTGTACGTAAGACATTTTATAAGTTGTTTTTGTATACTGACCCACAAGGAAGTGTAAACTTTGATGTTAGTTTGAAGTTAGACTTTGATGGGCAGGACGTTATACAACCAGCAACAATTAATTTTGCAAACACTACAGGTGTTGTAGGATTTTACGGTACAGGTACATATGGAACAATTTCGTATGGTAGTAAGTTGCAAAAACTTTTTGAAGGACAAATAATAGGTTCTGGGTTTGCTGTTTCATTTCAGTTTAGTTCAGACAATAGTGACCCACCATTCTCACTGGATGCATTAACAGTAGAATATGGTATAAACGACAGAAGGTAGGTTAAAATGGGTACAGGTTACACACGAGCAGACGTAGCTAACAATATAGCTGATGGGAATATTGTGAACGCATCTGACTTGGACAATGAGTATGATGCTATTGAAGCGGCATTCAACTCATCAACAGGTCACACGCACGATGGTACTTCAGCAGAAGGTGGACCAATTACAGTTGTTGGTCCAGTACAAGACCTTGTTGTAAGTGCGACTGAAGTTAAACCAAAGACGACAAATACACTTGACTTGGGTACATCAGCATTGCTCTACAAAGATGCGTACCTGCAAGGCAATATGTATTTCCGTGATACTGCACTTAAGATTGTATCAAGTGCAGATGGTCAACTTGATATTGATGCTGATGTTGAACTGGAACTTGTAGCCCCCACAGTTGACATTGATGCCTCTACTGCTGTAACCATTGATACTGCCTCTACCACATTTACCTCTACATTATTTAATGTTACAGGTTCTGCTAATATCACAGGTGACCTTGATGTAGACAATATTAACATTGATGGTAACACTATTATCAGTACAGATACTAATGGTGCTATTAACATTACGCCAAACGGTACTGGTGCAGTTAATATTACAGCAACAACGAATATCACAGGTGACCTAGACGTTGACAACATCAATATCAATGGTAACACCATCTCAAGCACCGACACGAACGGTAACATCACCCTTGCACCGAATGGTACAGGGGTCGTTGCGTTGTCTTCAACTGACCTGACCTTCGGCGACAACGACAAGGCCATCTTCGGTGCTGGCTCTGACTTGCAGATTTATCACGATGGGTTGAATAGTTACATTAAAGAAGCAGGAACTGGCGATTTAATTATTGGTGGTTCAAATTATGGCACTAGAATACAGGATGCGGATGGTAATGATTTGCTTGTTGCTAACCCATCATCTATTACCCTAGCACACAATGGTTCACCAAAACTTGACACCACCGCCTCAGGCGTGGATGTCACTGGCACTGTGACGGCTGATGGGGTCAACAGCACTTGTGCGGCTGGTGATGGAAACCTTGCACTACAAGCGTATCATCCAACATCTACATCAGCACGGGACATTGCAAAGTTTCAGTCTAATGTTGGCGGCACACAAGTTGACAAGGTGGTAATTGGCTGTGATGGCACTGTGACGGTTGAGGCTGGTAGTGAAGTCAATATTCAAATTGGAAATGTTGGGCCGTCTTCTAATCCTGCAATAAACATAGGTCGAAATGATACTTCGATTACTGGCGGCAATCCTTTAGGCTATGTTCAATTTCTTGGTTCAGATAACACCGCAGGGAGTTTAACTGCACACGCTTATATCGGTGCTATTGCTCAAGCAGGTCATGCCGCAGGGAGCAACCCAACTGAAATTGTTATTGGGACAACAGACGGTGGTTCTGAAACTATTATTGACAGAGTAAAGGTTGGTCATAACGGCGACATCAGCTTCTACGATGACACAGGCGTGACGCAAGGCTTCTTCTGGGATGCTTCCGCACAACGATTAGGGCTGGGAACGACTTCGCCATCGCATGAACTTACAGTTTCAGCGGCTAATGATAGCGGTGTTCGTATTGATGCTGAAGGCAACAATGTTGCTTTAATGCTGACTGATGCAACGACAAGCAATGGTTTTCGTTTTAACTACAATGCTCCTAATGACGTTCTTACACTTGATACAACAAATGGCACTGGCGCAAAAGTAGCAGAACTTATGCGTATCACATCGGGCGGCAACGTGGGCACTGGGACAACTCCTGAAGATTGGGACTCTTCTTGGGTTGCTACTCAAGTAGGTAGCGGCTCGTCTTTAGTTGGTGCTTCGGGGGCAACCTCAAGAACTTTTCTTTCAGATAATGCTTATGCAGATGGTTCAAATCAACTTACTTCTTGGAAGTATATG